CCTTGGGGTCTTTAGGCATTAGCTCTTATATCCACCGCCAGCTTTTTTATATTGCTGCGCCAACATTTGGGCCTTCCTTGCGCTCCATTGGCCTGGCTTGCCGCCTTTACCGCCTGCTTTTATTTTATTAAAAAGCTTCTTTCTCATCCCAGGCTTAGTGTAATTGCCAGCCTCATTAACACGAGATTTTGTTTTACCGCCCCTTTTCATTTTAATAGGCTGCATATTTGGAGGCATATTACGCGATCCTTATAATTGCGTTAGAAGCATCTGCCGTTGGAAACTGAACAGTAAAATCTCCAGCGGTACTGGTCTTATCACCGCCAAAAGCCAAAGCACAAACCGCTTTATTAGAAGCACTGCTGTTATAGATTAGTGCTCCATTCGCCGTGATTGTTGCGCTGGAGAAGGTAAGATCTGAAAAGTCGCACAGAGCAGTAGTCCCAGATGTCGTAGGAGTTACTGAAGTCAGGTTTGAACCCCCACTAGAATAACCTGTACCACTAACCTCGTTAGTCGTAGCAAACGCCGTAGTGCTTGCACCTAATGATGCACTGCTTGTAAACAAAGCAAGTTTAAAAGTGTTACCTGTGGTAGCAGTAAAATTGTGGGTTCCAACAAGTATTTCCTGCTTAAACGAGGTACACATAGCTGTAGATATAGCCACTATAGTCTCCTTATAATATTAGCCATCTCTTGTTGGCCTTGGTTTTCTAACTCTGCTATCAAGGTTGTTCTATCACTCTTGATTGCCTCTTTCATGTAATATGAAATCTGTTGCAGCACCGCCTCTTTAAATGCTTCTGCTTGCTGGGCAATGATCGGATGGCAGTTGCCACCTATGCTCACTATTCTTTTTGTAGCCTGCTCTGCCCAAAAATCTGGATCATGTCCTATATTTTGCGTGGTTGTGACGTTAACCGCACCAACCTCAAACGAAGAAAATGACACTATTGCCTCACTTGTCTAACTGAGCCAGATCTATAATTATCTGTTGTATCATACCCCTCACCCAACTCTTTAAGCTCTTTCAGAGCCTCTTGGTATCTTGTGGCATATAGCTGCATAATATCTGGCTCACCCTTCATAAACGTATACGCTTCATAAAGACTGCCATATAGCAAACTGCTCTCTGCGTTAGTGCCTAGCCAACTCGTTCCATCTGATGACTCTGTAATTGACTGTGGCTTATAAAAATAATGAAGCTCTGCTGTTAGATTAGCGTTTGGTGTTGGCCCAACAATAAAAGTATTAGAATCAAATATTGCATAATACTTTGGTATCCCTTCTGTGGAGGCTACTGGATATGCCTCTCTAATAAAATTTACATCCTTAAATACCAAATACTCTGATCCGCTGTTGTCTATTGCCAACGAATATGGCGCTAAAAAATCAGATGGCGTTGACAAGTATTGATTTCCATCCGTTAAAGTGCCAGTTACATTCTTTCTGAAATCAGGAAGCTGAATAGATTTTAGTATCCTATCCTCTGCCTGTTTAATAATGATTGGCAAATTGTTAACGAATGTTGTCTCAGAGTTCTGCGTATAATCCTGTATCGCAGTTTTTAAGGTAGTAAATGTAAATGCCATTAGCTTGTTGTCACTCTTACTATGCCTACTTGACCCCGCATAAACACTGCGTCATTGCCAACAGGATCAAATCCAAACAAAGCTCTACTCTCTTCCATAGATTGATCAGGTCGTGGGTTACGCAATGCTTGAGGATCATCAACCCTTACTCGACCCAAGTGGAGCTGCGGTTGATCTGGACTCCATACGTCTTTACCGAATAGCAATCCAGTAGGTATACCATTCACTATCTGAGGTTTTAAATCCTTGAGCGGATACCTAAACCCAGTCAGATCGCAATAGCCATATGCGTACTTGCCATTAGCAAAACTCAAAACGTATATCCTCCTGGGGCAATGAACAGAGATGCCTTTTCTCTGCTGGAACTAGCAGCCAACTCCCACTGGGATTCGTATTCAGCTTTTAGAACAGGTATTCGATCTATGGCTGTTGGATATTTGATAGCCAACTTATAAGCCAATCCGGCAACCAAGCATGGTAAATACCTAGCAGGCACATCCATGTTATTGCTTGCTGGCTTACCAGAGTCTTCTATTCTCTCCATGTAGTAATACGCAAAGAGATAGGTTTCCTGATCATCAGGCGTAGGCCATAAATTTATTTTAATGGCATCTGGCGTTCTTTCTACAAAATACTGCAAAGGTTTTGACTGCGTAAGCTTGTTTGATAGATGAGAGTACTGACTTATAGATATCCTAGTCATGCTCTGATCAAACTGACTATCTACATCTCCTGAGTCTGTTCTCAAAAAAGCTTCAACAATATCAAACACTTTGGCATCAAGAGTATAAGAGTTAGACCCCGCAGTTAAAGCTTGAGTTGCAAACTTTACTGTCCAAAGATTTAGACCACGGTTTTGCCATTCGAGCATTAAAAGATCAATGCTTCTTCTAGCTGTTTTGTAGTCGTAACCCGTCCTGAGTTCTAACCCTATATTCTCAAACGCCTCTTCTATTGCCTCTCCAATATCTAAGTTAAAAGCAAAAGTTCCGCTCGTAGCCATTTACTTTTTCCTTTTCTTTTTTGACAGGCCAGCCTCAGATAAAGCAATAGCAATAGCTTGCTTCCTGCTTTTTACTTTTTTGCCAGATCCTCCTGACTTGAGCTTTCCAGATTTAAACTCCTTCATAACCTTAGAAACTTTTTTTTGTTTCTTTTTAGATGGAGCGTTCTTTACTTGCTTTCCAGTCTGAGGGCGACCTATTGCCATTACTTAGATTTAGATGCTGCCTTTTTTGGAGCAGCTTTTTTAGCTGGTTCTTTCTTGGGTGCTGGGGCTAATTCTTTCAAAGCAGCTTCTGCTTCTTCTTTTGTGTATACCCCATCAACTGCAGGCACATAATCACCATCTTCATTTTTTGATCCGATCTGATATGCGTCTTCACCTGTTTTACCAAAAACACCGCTAACAAATATATCGAGTGTAGCCATAATTAATACCGCTTCCTTACTTGCATCACAATAACGTATACATCATTGTTGCTTGCATTAGTTGTTGTGAATAACACATCGCCAGTGCTTCCGCTTGATTTAGGATCTGGAATACCGAAATCGGAAAAATCCAACGTATCGGCCCAGTCTGCAGCAAGCTCCCAAGCAAAGTCATCAGTAGATGCATCAAAAAATATCTTTACCCCCATCCCTATGGTTTGATAATAAATCTTTTCGATTACAACTGATGTACACGCCGCATTGGTAATTGGCTCAACTGCAAGGGAAGATACATCAATTTTTGCTACCGCTGACTCACCAGTGCCATCACTTACGTTTGTAAAACGAAAGATGGCGGTCTTGCCGCCATCCTGTATCGTTTGCGTAGTTACCGCATCAGCCATACATTACTCCTCTAGGACGCTGCGTCGAAACCAATAACTTCGATCAAAAAGCGACCAGCCGTGTAAGTTGCATCGCCAGTGCCTTGGCTTACCAAATAAAGGTATTGATCTGCAGCGATATCCCCACCAGCTACGACAGTGCCAGCAGAAGCTGCACCAGCGTTGATGATCTGAGTTTCGGTCAAGTCACCGATTGCGGTGTCGTTAACACCCGTGCCTTCCGTAGCAGAAAACAAATCGATGTCTGTGCTTCCTCCAGCAGGAGTCTCAAGACAAGTCATCGTTACTCCAAATACTGTACCTTGGTTAGCGGCTGTAACTCTGCCGATGAACGCAACACCTGATCCGTCTTTGCCGATAATATCACCAGCAGTGTCGCCATCTTTCAAACCTGTCAGGTCAATCATAATAGTTGACTTAACAATGTTTACGTTAGTGTCAACATCGCTCTTTAGGCGAGTCACCTGAGTAACATAAACAGCCGCAGTGCCTTCAATACCGGCGCTTCCAGTTGCTTCAGTAGCCCACTTGTCGCCAGACGTTACCGTTATAGCGCCAGTGGTTGCGTTCTTAGAAATCTGTTGATAGCCCTTCTCTGATCGAATCGGGCCTGTGAAAGTAGTATTAGCCATTTTTGTCTCCTGTCGTGGCTAGTGTCTATGTTCCATGTGAAACACAGTCAGGAAAAAGAAAGGGGGCTTTCGCCCCCATTCAGTTTAGCTAGATCCTGGTGATCCGTATATTCCAAGTGGATCGCTTACCCCAAATGAGTAACGCTCCCTGGATTTATATCTCACATTACCAGTATCAAAGTCTCCGTCCATTGACGTTTCCAAAGGTGTACGGTTGAAATGCTTCATACCGTTAGGAACGTCAGTGATCAGGAAGAAAGCATTGCTATCTGTCAGATAGTGATTCACCGAGAATCCTTCTGGGATTGCACCCATGTTTCGGATCGCGTTGATATCATTATCTGCAGTAGCCACTCTTTGAGTGCTTTCTAACAGTCTTTCCGCAGTAAACATAAGTGCGGGTGGAACAATCAACCTTACTGGTCTAGCAGCTATCAACAACCCTCGCTCATCAGTGAACGCAGCAATATCAATTATTGCGTTCTCTAGAGAAGTTTCATTTAAGTCTGCAGCCGTAGAAGGTCTATTACTATTCGTGCCGCCATTTACAAGAGGATGAGATGCATTAAACAAGGTAACACCATCACCTGACTGGAAAGTATCAAACCCATTGTTCAACGGATTCACTGCTTTCACTTGCTTGGTGTATGCCATAGCACGGGCCAAAGCCTTGGTATAACGTGCAGACAGTGAGTCATACAAATTATCTTCCATCGCTTCTTCCGTGATCGCAAATCCCATCGCAATCGTCTCGTGATTATACCTGGCTGTAAAACTCTCTTGCGCTGAATCATAAGAGATTGCAGAGCCTTCGTTTTTAACAGGTGCTGCCCCAAATCCTGACAGCTTCACCTCTTCCTCAAAACTACGATCTGAGGTTTCAGTCTCATAAATGAGAGTGTGCTCATCTTCGTACTTTTCATACTCCAAACCAAATAAGGCGTTAAGCCCAGGCAGGAGTTCTTTAAGCATTTGCGCTCTAGAAATTGCCATTTCTTAATCCCCCTTATACGCCAGTGGTGTTTGTGTACTGGTGGCCCACGTTAAAGAAAACGAGAGCATCAGTAAACGCATCACCAACTGTGCTGCTTGGCCCCTCAACGAACTCGATGATTCGCATTGGAAGCGTGTTAGTCGTAGCGCCAGTGTCTCCTAGAGAGTTCTTGCTACGTCCGATTGAAGTAGAACCGCCAGTCTGTACAACAGCAATGTTGTTACCTAGCTCTGTCTGAGACAAAACGCCAGATGACTGCATCTGCATGACCACATTAGGGTCATCAACAACATAAGCCATTATGTCATCCGCAGCAGTGCTTGCTGGGAACTGTTGGTTGAAAGTTAACTGACTTGTGCTTGGGTCAGTGTAGGAGCACCCAACGAATACACCTACTGGTGTAAGCGAAGAAGTACCCGTGTCTTTTTCTACTGTGCCTGTGTTAACAAGCTTGACGAAATCGCCGTAGAAAATGCCGGTGCCGTAACCAGACGCTATTTTAATGTGACGAACTTTACCTGTGTAAGAGCCACTAGCACTTAGCGTATTAACTGGTTCTGCACCCATAGGGGTTGCAACGGTTGCCATATCGGCCTCCTTTAGTTAACAACTAACCCCTTGCCAGAGATTAGTCCTTGCCAAATGAAGATACCCGTGAGCGTCTCTCTGGTTCTAGGAGAGGCATACGGGGATCGTTTTCGCGCATGAAGTTATTGTCTACAGACATCATCTGGTTTTCAGCTATCTCACCAAAGTGTTTTTCTCTAGCCTTCATCTTACCTTCTGGGGCCTTGCATAAAAGCAGTCCTCCGACTTCGATGTTGCCTTCAAACTGACTGCCCATATCTGAAGCTAGCTTTAGTTCAGGATGATCTTCTGCTCTCACAGGCTCCCAACCCTCTCTAAACATTCTTGAAACATGTGCATTGTCAGATTCACCTTGAAGCTTTGTCTTAACCCACCTAAAAACGTAACCGTCTTGAGGTTCCGGGTCAGGCAAAATAGATGCTGGAATCCATGAATCATCAGGTCTAGCAAACTCTTCTCGCGTTTCCGAGTTTCTTGGTGTGCGCTCTTCAGTCATCAATTGCTCTCCTTTAAGAGTTGTTTTGCGTACTGTTCATTGGTAAGTCCAAGTCGCTTGGCGAGAGCGATCTGGCTGGGCGCTAGCCGTACTTTGCGCGGTTTGGCTCCATTATTTCTTGTTTGGGGAGCCACCACCGACGAGGGCTGACTGACAGTCACGGGTGCGTTACGCCCATATGTATCGCTTTCATCCTGCCAATCAAATTCTGGAAATCTTTGTCTTAGCGCAGTATCAACCGCAGCAAAATATTCTGGGCTGTTTGGTGCAACTCCTTGCTTCATAAGCCTAGAGTGCGCTCCATACGCTAAACTAGTCATCTCTTCATAACCTTCCTGCATGAACCAGGGATTCTTTTCAGACCATTTCTGCGCCTCTGGATGAACCGTAACTTGTTGTTGCGGCTGCTGAGGCTGCTGCTGGAACTGATCTTGAGCTGGCTGCTGCGCTTGCGGTTGTTGTTGAGCTGTTCTGGCAAGGTTGTTCTCATACTTTTCTGCCTCTGACAGTTCTGTCTGAGCCTTGATGAGCTTTTCCTGTGCCGCTACGACATTATCAGTGTCGCCTTCTTCGTAAGCCTTTCGATACATTTCTTTCGCAGTATCGTAGCTTAACTTGGCCTTATCTTTTATTTGGCCTATAAGAGCAGTTTCTCCCCTGTTTATCAGGGATTCATACTCTTTATTCTTCTCTGTTACTTGCTGTGCATATCTCACAGCCTCTTCGCGCATCTTTTCCGCCTCTTCCCTGCGTCTGCGCTCTTCATGCTGATCATAACGAAGCTTGTTTATGCGCTTCTGAACTTTTTCGCTATAGCTAGAAAGCTCTTCTTCGCTTATGTCTTCGCTGACATTTTCGTTTTTTGGTGGCCTTCTGTCTTCCTCAGGCCTGTCATCAACAAGCTCTATCTCAAAATCAGAGTCTTGACCGCCATCTGATTGAGAGTCATTTGAACCTATTGTTGTTTTTACGCCAAAAAACTTATCTTCGGATGAGGTTTCCTCGAACTCCATTGTTTCTTGTGCTTCACTCATACCTTGACTATCCCCCTTGGATCTTCGACTACTGCTTCTACGCTATCGTCGTTTATTAAACGAAACTCTTTGCCGTGAACCTTGAACCGGGTTCCCGAATAAGATCTCATTAATATCCAATCGCCCTCTTTGCATGACGGCCCAGAAGGGAATCGCTGTGGGTCTTTGTAACAGTCTGGCCCTAATTCTATGACCATACCCACAATAGAACCTATTTCTTCATTGTGCAGCGTTTCAGTGGCTTTTAATATGCCGCCTTCCGTCTTTGCCTCAGGCTCTGGCAAAGCTATGAGGATTTTATAGCCCTTTGGTGTGGGCAGTTGCTTTGCCTTCCTGGAATTGTCATCCTGATCTTCAGATAACTCTTCCTTCTTTTGTGCTAATGATTGACTCATTAGTTTCTCCTGCACTGGAAAAAAGCGTCCAGAGTCGCTTGCACCGCTTATGCGGAGTAATCTTTTTCTAGCTTTTCCTTCATATCCAAAAGCTCACGCTCTGCTAGAGCCAGTCCTTCTATGATTC